GGCGCCGGGTTCCTCGAACGCCTGGAGGATCGCCACGATCTCCGGGTCGGTGACAGGGTTACCGTGACCGGTCGGCGCGTCACCGGACCTGGCCGCGTACCGGGCGCCATACCGGGGTTCGATGCCGGCTTGGCGCATCCGCTTGACGAGCACGTCCCGGGGGACGGCGAGCAGGTCAGCGGTTTCCTTGAGGCTGTGGGTCTCGTTCAGTTCCTGCGCGCGGGCCATGTCGATCTCGTACCGGTGCCTGGGCGGCCGTGGCGCGTCACGGAACGCGATGATCTCGGATACCAGCCAGATGCGCTTGGCGCTCTCGGTGTACGCGACATGCGCGGGTGCGTGCGCCTGCCTCATCTTCGCTTCGGCGCCGGACCCGGACACGCCGAGGATCCCGGCGACTTCGGCGCGGCCGGCTAGTTCCCACTTGTCCGGCCACGGCTCCCACTCGCCGGCAGCCGCCGGGTTTTTCACGAATGCGAGCAGGTCATCAAACCTGAACACCGGGCCGGATGCCAGGCGCGCGACTGGAACGGGTGCGTTGGCGTGCCCTTGGACGAGTTGCTGGACGTCCTGCTTGGTCCGGCCGATCAGCGGGGCGACGTCGCTGTAGCTGGCCAGGCGAGGCAGTTCGTCTTTCTTCTCTTGCGTTCCCGCCTGCTGCCGGCCCGCCGGCTTCCCCTGCGCCATTCACGCTCCCGCCTAGTTGATCTTTGAACGGCATTCACAGTACGGGGCCATACTGCCAGCGTCAACTCCAGGTCCCCTGCACCCAGGGCACCACACGTCCCTCACGGCCTCCCATCAATGTCAACACTACTCAGGTGCATTGCCGGCGTCAAGCAGGCGCACGTGCACGGAAAGGCCGCACCCCTGGTGAACCGGGGGTGCGGCCTTCCCGTGAAGCGCGCACCTGGCAAATCAGCCGCCGCTGAGCGCCCTGTGCTGCGCCACCCGGCCCTGCCCGATATCGGCGCGCTGCCCCTGGCTGTAGCCGTCCTGGTAGCCCCGCCCGGTGTAGGTGATCCTGGCCTGCCTGGTCACCGGGTAGGCCTCCTGCATCTGCTGCCGGATGACGACCGACCGGTCGGCGAGCACCAGCGGCCGTGCTCGGGCCCGGCCGGTGCTCCGCCTCGTGCGCGGACGCTGCCCGTTCCTCCGCTGCCTTGATCCTGGCGACGACAGCCGCGACGAAGCCCAGCAGCCAGGACCGCCGCCAAGCGCGGACGCTGGATACCCGGGCGGGCATGTACGCAGCGGTCAGCCCGTGCGCCATCTGCAGCAGCAGCGACGTGTAGAGGATGTCGGCCCGTTCCAGGTCGGACGCGTAGCCGAATACGTGCACCCGCGCTCCCGGCCCGTCGGCGTTGAGCAGGATGCACTGGCAGCGCATCGCCCCGGCCACCCCGGACAGCAGGTGCGCCCGGACCTGCGCCCACGGGTTCGGGACGTCGATGACGCGGCTGCCCGGCTTGTCGGTTCCCGGCTGCGACGCGGCCAGCATCGCCCGGTCGATGCCGTACCGCGCCATCAGCTCGGCCGCCTTGGCGGTCAGCGCCTCGGCCTCAGGCGGGGTGACACCTGCCGCCTCGGCCTTGGCCAGCAGTTTCCGTACCCGGTCGAGCAGGGTGGTTGATGGTTCAGTGGTCACGGTTCTTACCTCTCCTGTAGTGGGTCTAGGCGGGGTCTTGCATGCCGTGGCGGGCGTAGGCGGCCATGTCCCGGCATGCGCCGCGGGCGATCCGGGCCGACCTGGCTTGCACGGAGCGGCGGGTCCGGCCGGTGAGCTGACGGCCGCCGCGGCCGATCCGGCCTGCGAGACGGTCCAGGGAGTCTGCTTCCTCAAAACGCCGCTCGGTCCGGTCTATCGCATCACGTCTCACTGCACTCTCCTTCTCCCTCGGCTGCAACAGGTTCAACACTACGCTGGCATATGACTGAAGTCAAGTGGGGGTGCGGTTGTGGGGCAGCCGGATTACAGCAGCGGATGCATGCTCGCCCTCTACCCGCCGCCCAGCCTCGCCGGAGACCTCGCCGTCCCCGGCGGGCTCCCCGCCGCAGAAATGCACGTCACCGTCGCCTACCTCGGCGACGCCGCCGACGTCGACCTCACCAAGTTCACCGCCGCCGCCGAGACCCTCCTCGACCGGGCACCCGTCCGAGGTGCGGTCAGCGGCCACGCCCGGTTCACCGGCGGGGCCAGTGACGTCATCGTCGCCCTCATCGACTCCGCCGGCCTCGAAGACCTCCGCGGTGCCGCCCGCACCGCCCTGGCCGGCGCCGGGATAGAAATCCCGCGTGAGCACGGGTACACGCCGCACCTCACGCTCCGCTACCAGGATGCCGACGACCCGGACCCGCTGTGGCGGCTCCCCGCCCGGCCCGTCACCTTCACCCACCTCGCCGTCGTCTGGGGTAAAGAGCGCACGAACCTGCCGTTCCGGCTCACCGAGACCGCCCACCCGATCACCCCGTACGCCCGGCAGGCGTACATGGCCGGGTGGGCGGCAAGTGGCGGCCCGTTCACCCCCCGGGTCCTCGCCGGCTGCCACGCCGCCGCCGCATGGGCAGCCGGGCACGCCACCCAGCCCGGTGTCCTCGAAACCGCCCTCAAGCTCGGCTCCCTCGAAGGATCGTGGGCGGTCATCTACCGGCGCCGCGACGAGCTCATAAAGACCAGCACCGAGACCGTCACCGGCCAGTGGCGCACCCTCATCCACGCACTCAACGCCCGGTCCCTCGTATCCAAGTACCGGGCACTGGCCGGCCTGCACGGCGAGACCGCGACACCGGGCGGCAAGGACCGGCGGAAAGAAGCCGCATCCCTGGCCGCCGCCTGGCTGTACGGCATCCTCGACGACCCCCGCTACCAGCAGCTCGCCGCGGCGATCGCCGCCGCCCTCCGCGCCGGCCTGGCTGAAGGATCGACCGGGGCGCGGATCAACGCCGCCGAGACCGCCGGGATAGCAGCCAGCGAACTCGACATCGACGTCATGTTCACCGCCGCGTACGAGGCACTCGCCGGCCTGCCCAGCCTGCCCGGCATGGGCGACGAATGGGTCCACAAGATCATCGGCGGGTGCGCGTCAGACCTCGGCCGGGTCCTCGCGAAACTCGCTGAGGACGGCGCCACCTACCAGGACATGCTCGACGCCGTCATGCACGTCGCGGGCAGCACCAGCATCCGCGCCGTCACCACCCTCCTGGACCACGCGATCTCCGGTGCCATCACCAAAGGCGCCATCGCCCTGTACCGCGACCAGCGCGTAGCACTCCTCAACTGGGTCACTGCGGGAGACGGCAGGGTCTGCGCCGAATGCGAAGGGCTCTCAGACGACGGCCCGTACCCGCCGGACCAGTTCCCCCCGTGCCCGGACCACGTGGGCTGCCGGTGCACACCCGAGCCAGCCGACGAGCTGCCCGCCACCGTGTTCACGCCCTACCTCAAAACAGGAGGCGGCTGATGTCCCACAACCCCATGGTCGTCCCGGTCGGGTCGCTCCAGAACCCCGCCGGGGAACTGACCCCGATCTGGAACAACCTCCTCGCCACCCCAGGCCCCGGCCCCGCGATCGCCGCATCCGGGAACTCCGGGACGCCCCTGCTGGCCGCGTGGCCCTACCGGCACCTGGTCCTCATGGTGTACATCGGCGGCGCCGCATCCGGGTCGCTCACCGTATCCGTCGCCGGGTACGCCGCTGACCTGCCCGGGCAGCAGGCCGGCAGCGGGGTCCTGCTCGGCACCACCGCGGCGGTCACCGCCGAAGGCGCCACCACCGACCTGTGCATCGGTCCCGGCACCGCCAACGAGCATGTCATCCCCGGGCTCGTCCAGGTCCAGTGGACGCTCACCGGCGGCACCCCGTCGTTCGCTGACTGCGAGATCAGCTTGTGGGGGCGGTCCTGATGCCGTCGATCACCGGCACCATGCTCGCCCCCGGCGTCAGCCGCAACAAGCGGCTGTACACCCGCGAGCAGATCGCCAAGACCGCCGCCCGCATGCAGGCCCGGATCGCCGACACCGATGGTCTCCCGATCAGCATGCGCACCCACCACGACGCCGGCGATGACTCGCTGCGGATCGTCGGGCGGGTCACCAGCGTCCAGGTCGACCCGGCAACTGGCGAGGCGGCCTACCGGGCAGTCCTCAACACCGCCACCCAGGCCGGGCATGACCTGTGGTCCCTGGTGAAGGACCGCAAGAACCCTCTCCTGGACTCCACATCCATTTTCGGGTGGTGGCTCGGCGATGTCCGCCACGTAGACCACGAAGGGGAACAGGTCGAGGTCGGCGAAGACCTGGAGGTCGACGCGATCGACTTCACCGGCTCACCGGGGGTCCTCGCCGCCCGGATCCGCACTGTCAGCAGCAACGAGCAGCGCGGCCAGGAATCCGCCGTGCAGGGGAGGCACATCGTGACCGAGACGATCACCGCGCACGCCATCACCGAGGATACCCCGCCGCCCGGCCTGGACGGTGACAGCCGTGAGCATGTCCTGGATGACGACGGCGCCCTGTGCGTCACCTGCGCCACAGCCGGCGCCAGCGAGGCGAAGGACCCGAAGAAACCGTACGGGGATGTCACCTACGCCGACCCGGGCCTGCAGAAGGACGGCAAGGCCAGGTACCCCCTTGACACGATCGCCCACGTCCGCGCGGCTCTGGCCTATATCGCGAAGGCGAAGAACGCCGGCAAGTACACCTCCCAGCAGCTCGCCTCCATCAAGTCGAAGATCAACGCCGCGGCGAAGAAATTCGGGATCAAGACCGCCGCCGCCAGTTCCAGCTTCACGGGCAGCGGTGCGCTCGGCGAGACGACGACCGGCGCGGTCACCGAATGGGCGGCCGCCGGATGCTGCGGTTTCAGCATCTCCGCGTTCAACGGCCCCTTGACGGTCAGCGTCTCCGCCTACGACGGGATCGACGCCGCCGACATGCCCGCGATCGCCCAGGCGGCGATGGCCGCCGCCCTCCAGGCCATCAAAGCCCTCGACCCGGATGAGGACGGCGACATCGACGCACCCGGCGGCAACGGCACCAGCGAGGATCTCGCCGGCGGCGACCTCACCGCCGTAGGCCCCGACGACACGGAGGCCCGCACCTACAACGTCACCACGACCGCCACCGAAGGCGTCCCGCTGTCCTTCACCATCACCAGCGGTGCCACCCCGGACCCGCGCAAGGTCGCCGCGGCGGTCGCCCGCCGCAACGCCACCACCGAGACCACCCCGGCGCCAGCCGCCGCGCATGACCCGCCAGCAGCCGAACCTGCTGACGTCACCCCCGCCACCGACGACGCCGCTCCGGCGCCGGACTCCACCACAGAGGAGACAACCATGCCCGACCAGCCCGCTGCGCCGGAGACCACGCCAGCACCGGCCGCACCAGCAATCAGCACCGACGCGCTCACCGCGTTCGCCGCCGCGCTCGGACCGGTGATCGGCGCCGCCGTCGAGACCGCGATCGCCAAGGCACTCCCCGGCAAGCCCGCCGCCGAGACCACGCCAGCGGCCGAGGCCAAGCCCGCCACCGAAACCGCAGCGCCGGCCGGCGCTGATGTGTCCGCTCTCGCCGAAGCAGTCAAAGCGAGCCTCGACGGCCTTCCCGGCGCTCTCGCCGAAGCCATCAAGCCGCTCATCACCGCCCAGGCCCCGGCGGCTCCCGCTGCCGCCGAGACGGCGGGCACCCCGGCCCCGGCCGAGGGAACCGCGCCAGCCGCCGCGCCGGCAGCGGAGACGGTCGACCCGAAGCACGTCGCCCTCGAAGCAGCGCGCCTCGCGATCCCCGAACTCCTCGAGGCGTTCGGCCTGCCCAGGCGCAAGGGCCTGGTGATGAGCAGCGAGCACCGGGGCAGCGGCGAGAAGCCGCAGACCCCGGAGGACCTGTGGGCCAACCGCAGCCAGATGTGGGATCAGCTGATCCCGCAGGCACCCGCCGCGGTCCAGCAGACCCCGGCGGCGCTCGCCGCGGCCGCCAGTGCCGCAGCAGCCTCCCCGGCTGCCTGACCCGCACCCCTGTTACCGGCCTGACCTGAAGGGCCGGCAGCCCTCACTCCTGTGACCGCTGCCGGCCCTCCGTCATGCCCGCCGCGAGTTCCCTTACCCGCCCGCAACCAATACCCGCCACTAGATGCTTTACCGCGAACATTTCAGCCCCGCCAAAAGAATGGCGGGGCTTTTTCTTTCTAAGGAGGTGTGCAATGCCTACAGAGCTTGAGGAAGCAATTACCGCCGCGTCAACCGTAACGCCGTTGATCCAGAAGCAGATCGATCCGCTTCTGCTGGAATACCAGCGCCGGTATTCCCCGCTCCTGCGTGCCATTCCGAGCAAGCAGTGGGGGAGCACGCAGTACTACTTCAACCGTCGCGTGACCAGGCCCGATGCGGGCGGCGTCACCGATGGCGGCGCCCGCCCGATCGGCAACTCGACATACGAGCAGGCCATTTACAACATCCGGCTGTTCCAGGCGGTTGGTTCGGTAACTGGCTTCGCCCAGACGGTGACCCGCGACCTTGTGGGTGACCTGCGTCAGCTTGAAATCGACGGCACCGTGCAGTCGATGCTGTGGTCAATCGAGAACGCGTTCATCTGGGGTAACGACCCCGCCACAGCGAATGGCGTCTACCCGATCCCGTACGGCCTCGACTACCTGGTGTCCAATTTCTCGCCAGGTACCGGGTCGGCGGCGTTCGTCAACGCCATGGACTACGGCGGCGGCTCCGCTGGTGTTATCACCAACGCGGCCGCGGGCCAGTTCGTGCTGCGGTACATGGACGAGGTCATCGACCTGGTCGAGACCAACGCGGCGATGCCGATCGGCTCGGACTTCATGTTCGTCATGAGCCCGCGCATGGTCGCCAGCGTCGGGCAGCTGCTCCTGTCCCAGCAGCGTTTCCAGGCGCCGACCGTCGAGATCGCCGCCGGACTCAACGTGCCCAGCTACAGGGACATCCCGCTCGTCAAGAGCTCGTTCCTGTCGCCGCGCACCTACGCCATGTCGACCGTGTCCGGATCGACGGCGACGACCGGCGGCACCATCGCCGCGTCGGCCGCGTACAAGTACTACGTGTCCGCTGTGGTCGCCCGGTTCGGGGAGACCATCGCCTGCGCTGAAGTGAGCCAGGCGGCAGGCTCAGGTGCCGCGACGAACACGATCAGCCTGGCCTTCACCACGCCGACCGGGCTCCCGGACGGCGCGTCGCCGATCATGTACAAGGTCTACCGGACCGCGGCGTCGGGTGCGGCGAACTCTGAGACGCTGCTCGGTGTCGTCGATGCGTACGACACCACCGGCACCGCGACCACGACCATCATCGACACCGGCACCAACCTGCAGACCAACTCGGCAGGCGCGACCGGCCCGACCGCGTACGTCGGCACCAACGCGGGCACCGGCCCGCGGCTCCTGTCCACCAGCGGCGGCACCGTCACCGCCGGCCTGGCACCGGAGGACTTCTACCTCATCCCGCGTACCGCCGACTTCGGCGTGCGCCCCTACACGCGGGACATGCAGGTCATCCCGCTCGCCCCGACCGTCACCGCACCCGACACACTCCCGTTCGCCCTCGTTACGGATACTACGTACGCAATTAGGGCGGCAAAGTACGTCGGGCGCGCAGCAAGGGTCTACTCCAACATCTGACCCTGAACAGCAGATGCTTGCGGCCGGGACGCAAAGTCACGCGCGTCCCGGCCGCAAGCCGGGTGATTCAGCCGGTGTCCGGCTCAGCGACCAGGTGCGCGGAAACCGGAGGCGGGGCGCATTACGCGCCCCGCCTCACAGTTCCTACATGGGACTACTCGACCTCGTCGCCGGTCTCCTCGTCCTCGTCCTCGTCCTCGTCGCCGGTCTCGTCCTCTTCGGTCTCGTCACCCTCGTCAGCGAGATCCAGGGTCTCCTGCTCGTCGTCCTCGACGTTCGCCATCTGCTTAACCTCCTCCCCGTGCGGTGGGGGTTGTTCTCGTTCTCAGGTGCTCAACAGTACGCCAGTAGTACACGTAAGTCAATCAGCCCGTGGTTCCGTCCGGGCGGCACCAGTACCACGTCACCACACCAAGGGAAGACATTCATGTGGCTTAAGAAAGCGACCGCTGGCGGCATCGGCCAGTACCAGTGGACCGATCCAGGCACCCCGGTCGAGGTGCCCGACACCCTCGGCGGCAGCCTCCTCGCCATCCCGGGCAACGATTTCACTGAGGTGCTCGCCCCCGGGGCTGCCAGCCAGGAAGACGAGGGCAGCGACCCCGGCAGCGGGCAGGAGAGCGGCGAGCAGGCCGAGGCTGCACCTGCCAGGCCGGCCGCGGGACGGCGCGGCAGGACGCCGGTCCGGGAGTGAAAGCCGGCTGCATGCACCGGTACCGGCTGCCCGTTGACGGGGGCCCGCGGGTGATCCCGCTCACCAGCGACCCGGTGCACGTCGAGGCAGCCGGGGACAGCGCCGTCGACTTCTGGGCGCACCACTCGGCCCGCGACACCCCGCGTAACCGCACCTTCCAGGTGATCGGCACCGGCCGCCCGGTACCCGCCGGGGCCCGCTACATCGGCACCACCGGCCGCACCCCCGCGGGCTACATCTGGCACCTCTTCGAAATCATCGTCACGACCATCAACGGGGGACACGTTGACCAACCCTGACTACCGGCACCTTGAGATCATCAGCGACCGGTCCTTCTCCATGCTCGGTGTCGCCGCCGCGACCAGCGAGGGCATCGCCGCGTATATTGCCGGGCAGCGCGCCTTGCCGGGCAAGTGCACCGTCAGCCTCACCGAATTCGACACCGCACACGACCAGGTGTTCTTTTTCCGGGACATCGACGGTGACACCAGCTACACCCTCAAGGCCCGCGGCGGCACTGCCCTGCTCGACGCGATCGGGTTCACGTTCACCCGGTGCGGGGAGCACCTGGCCGCCATGGACGAAAAGGACCGGCCCGGTGAGGTCACCGTCCTGATCGCCACGGACGGGGAAGAGAACTCCAGTCACACGTTCAGCCTCGAGCAGGTCCAGGCGATGATCGCCCGGCAGCAGGAGGCATACGGCTGGACGGTCGTGTACATGGGCGCCAACCAGGACGCCTTCCAGGTCGGCGCATCCCTGGGTGTCCCGCAGGCCACCACCCTCAACTACTGTGCCGCCGCGACCGCCGGGACGTACGCGTCCGCATCGGCGATGGTCGCCCGCGGCACCATGACCGGCAACTACACGTTCAACGCCGCCGAGCGGACTGCGGCGGTGACACCTGATTCTCTCGGGATCGCCACGCCGGCGGACACGGCCACGACCGGTCCGGGCGGCATCCTCAGCGGCGCATCGAAGTAAAGGCGCCCCGCTTACCGGCGGCGCCGCCGGGAGCTGCGCAGGCAGTCCCGGGCCAGGGTGATCCCCACTCCGCATGAGGTGACCGCGAACGCCGCCATGCGGATCCCTGTCGCCTCCGCCGGCCATATCCGCATCGCGATCGCGGCGGCCAGGTCGAACAGGACACAGGACAGTGCCAGCTGCGCCAGCCGTTCCGCTGTCATTCCTTCACGATAGCCAAGGTCACGGGGGGTGGGTGGTGGCCGCTGACCCGGTGGTGCCGTTGTGCACGCTCGCGCAGTTCATGGCGGGCCCGTTCGCGGGCCTGGCCCGGGAACTCAAACCGGAGCTCGTCCTGCAGAAACTGGGCGAGGGCACCCGGCTGTGCGAGGACATCTGCGACCGCAGGCTTTCCCCGTTCACCAACGTGGTGGATACCCAGCGGGCCGACAAGCTGGATGTCGAAGACGCCTTGGATGCCTATGTTCCGCTGGACCCGACCTCGCAGCTGGGTTTCTCCCGGGCCATGTCCCTGGGCAGCACCCTGCTGGTCCGCCATTTCTGGGTCAAGGAGGCGCCGCCCCGCTACCCGGAGATGTGGGACGGGTCTATCACCTCGATCTTCCTCCTCCGGTCATTCTCCGGGATCCAGGAAGTCGACGTGTCCCAGATCCAGTACGAGCCGGACACCGGGCATGTCCGGTTCCAGCTGGGCACGTTCGTCCCGCCCGGCACCACCCTGAAGACCACCTACTCGGGCGGGTACACGATCGCGACACCCGCGTCGCTGGTGACTGCGAACGAGTCCATGACGGCGTGGCTGCTGGTCCGGCAGCTTGACCCGCAGTCCACTGAGCATGATCCCGCCCAGCTGTACGCCGACGCGATCCTGGCACTCGACGGGTTCATGCGGAACGCGAAGAAAACGACCGGGCGGTGACCTGTGGCGATCAAGCTCAAAAGGTACTACCAGCCGCCCCGGGTCACGTTCCGTGCGCACAAGGGACGCCGGCACAAGGAGTTCGCCCGGCACGGCACCATCTGGCAGCCGGAAGTGTTCTCCCGGCACGCCACCACTTCTATCTGGCGGGTGTACGCGAAAAACAACCTGCCTGCGGTCGCCGTCATCACCGCCGGGAAATACAAGACATTCCCGTCAGCGGCGGTCCCGCGGAAATACGCGTGGAAAACCCCCGCCGCTGTGGCTGCCGCGAAACCGTCGCCTCTCAAGGTCGCGGTGCCGCTCACCCCCGCCCAGGTCCTCGCGGACGGCAAGAAGAAAGCCGGGATAACGAAAGGATGGTCCGCGACGTGAGCATGCCGCCGATGCCGTCATCGCTTCCCGTGCCGGGGGACACCTCCGATGCGGTGGACCGGGAAACCGCGTGGCTGCGCAGCATCCAGAACGGTATCCCGCCGCTGCTCGCCCCAGCCGGCCCGTGGCAGGTCATCGAAGCGTACTGGCCGCGGCCCGTCCAGGCGAAAGCCGCCGGCATCTACGTGCTGCGGGACCGGCTCACCGAGCAGCGGTTCGCGAACATCCGCCGCATCGACCTGTACGCGTTCCAGCTCCGCCTCATCTGGCCGGTACGCCCCGCGTCGGGGATCGTCCAGGAGGAACAGCGGGCGTTCGACAAGGCCGTGTCGCTGATCGGGTTCCGGGTCCGGGGCCTGCTGCTGGACAAGACCCACGGCGGCCGGTTCCTCGCAGTCGGCGAGGCACCCGCCGCTGATCACTTCTCCGTCGATTTCCATGACCCTGAGAAAACACTGGGCGACGGGTACCTGTACGGCGAGTTCAGCTACGCGGCGGTCGACCCCGACTTCGACGCCTAGCCCGGCTCCAGTTCGCCAGACTCCCGCCATCCGGCAAGCACCGGGTATTCCCGCTGCTTGCCCTGGGTGATGCTGATGTCGCCGAGGTCATCGGCGGTGAGCGCCCACACGGGCCAGCTCAGCACCTCTCCCATCGTCCGCCGGCTTCCGGCGGCACGGATCGTCTCGCCGTCCGCCGGGTCCGTCCAGGTCGCATACCAGGCCCACTGCCCCGCTTTCCGCTGGGTTAGGGACTTGCAGCGGCTCTCAATCGCAGCGGAGGCAGCGGTCCGGGACGATCCCTTCCCGCCGGAGCCTGTCCAGCAGCCTGCCGCCTTGCCGTGCCGGTGACGCGTGTCATGGGGGGGATCCTAGCCGTCACACACAGTTTCGCCGTGCGGGTTTTCCGGTAGCAGCCCGGCGGCCGCAGCACGTCGTTCCTCGAGAGAAGAGTTGCGGGCTGCCGCAGAGGCGACCGCTTCGGCGCGGGCAGCCTGGATGCTGTTCCTGCCGTGCCAGACGACAGCGGCAATGTGCGCCGCGAGTGCCCTCGTAAGCCTCTGGACCTGATCGGCGCGTATCTCGGTCACGGCGCCCCCTGCCTGTGCCCGGCCAGGATGGCGGCGGCGTTGTCGGCGTCCCCGACGACCCGTGTTCCCTGGCTCCGTGACACGACGTTGCGGATGTACGCCGGTTCCTCCTGGCCGCCGGACCCCAGGTAGCAGGCGTAGGGGCCTTCGCCGGTCTGGTCATGGCCGCCAGGGTCGGTGACGATCCAGCCGGCCGGCCGGCTGGACTGCCCGTCCCTGACGACGACCCATTCGGCCCAGCAGGCGAGCTCGGGCGGCACAGAGGCGGCGCGGCGCGCCGGCAAGGCCTGGTAGGTGACATCGCCGGCGGCGTAGTCGGGGGTCCGCATCTGCTGCCTCCACGGGGTCCGGGCGGTGCGGGAAACCGGGGTGTCCCACACGGCCGCGCGGACAGCAGTGGGATGCCGTTCCTTACCGTGCCCCGCGGTTCCCCGCACCGCCTCCGACAGTACTCCTGTCAATGTTTCCCGTCAAGCAAAAACTTCCCGGAGGTCGTCTCCCGTGACTCGCCGTTACCGCAACCAGACCGGCTACCCGCTCATCGTGCCTGGCCTCCCGGAGCCGCTCCCGGACGGCGGCGAGGTGGACGAGGACCAGATCGCCCTGTCCCACGACCCGGAGGCAGGCGGGTCGGTCACCGGCCTCACCCTCCTCGCGGCCGGGCGCAAGCCGAAGCCGGCACCGGAACCTGACCCGCCGCCGAAACCGGCACGGACTGCCGCCAGCACCGACGACATGAAGGGGGACACAGCGAAATGACCCAGCTCAGCAGGCTCGCGGCGCTCGGCATGGCCAAGGAGACCACCCAGTACCAGTACCTCGTCCCGGCGTGGTCGGTGCCGTTCAGCAAATGCGACTTCAACGACGTGATCACCCCGCTGCGGGACGAATCGGTCCGCAACAACGACGTGGTGCTGCAGGGCCTCTACCAGGGTCCGTGGTCCTCCACGTGGGATCTCGAAGTCAACGGCTACGCGGACATCGTCGGGAACTTCTTCCGGGCCATGATCGGCCCGGACACGGTCACCGCGGCGACGTCGACGACCCTGACAGGCAACACGACCGCGAACGCCGCGACGATCCCCCTCACTGCGTCGGTGCCGGCCAACTCGATCCTGTCCGTCTCCGACGCGGCGGGCGCGAACCAGGAGTACGTGCAGGTCGGCACGGTCACCGGCAGCGGCCCGTACACGGCGCCGATCGTGGTCGGCGGCGGGACCGGCGGGAACACGACCCTGCACGCGCACACCGCGGCGGGCGGCACGGTCGTCACCCAGACCAAGCACACCTTCGCGCAGAACCGCACCAGCTCCACAGTGTGGCCGACATACTCGTTCACGATCAACGACATGACCGACAACCTCGGCTATGCGGGCTGCGTGATGAGCGAACTCGCCATCAAGATCGACCCGAAGGCCCTGATCACCTTCAACCCGAAATACATGGGGTTCCCCCGTGCGACCGTGGCGTCGTTCACGTGGGCCGGCTCCCAGGTGGCGCCCGCGGCGGGCTGGGCGTGGACGATGAACAACGCCGGCGCGGCGTCCACCCGCGGCCTCACCCTTGATTACACGTTCAAAAGGGCCACGGAGATCATCGACGGGTCGGACGGGCAGCAGCAGCCGAGGGACATCTTCCCCGGCGCCCTCGAAGTCGACGGCAGCTACAAGGCCATCTTCGAAAACGACCTTGACCTGAACCTGTACATCAACTACACGCAGACCGCGACGGTCGCCACCGTCTCCCAGGCGGTCCTGCTCGGCGGCGCGTCCATCGCGATCACCACCAGCAAGTCCGGTTACAGCACCGGGAAAGTGGACCTGTCCAGCACCTACGTCCAGGCGTCATTCGACCTGGCCGGAATCAACAACACCACCGACGTCGGCGTCACCCAGGTGACGCTCAGTAATTTCGTCACCGCCGCCTACTGACATTCCCGTATCACCGCCCCGCCGCCGCGGGGCGGTGACGGGCCTTGTCTCTCTCATCCGCTCCATCCGTTAACGGGGGTACCGCTTCACATGGGTTACAAGAACCGCATCATCCGCATCGACTTCCCCGAGCTCGCCGAGGACACCGGCGACCCGATCTTCATCCTGCTCCGCAACCCCAAGCTCATGCCGGCGACCGAGCTGCGTTCCTACGCGGAGAAGATCTCGCCGGAGTCCGCCGCGGCCGCCGGAGGCGATGACCCCGCCGCCGCCGCCGTCGCGGCGGCGGCGGGGGACCGGGACATGGACGCCGCCTACCGGATGTTCGCGCGGATGATCGTCGCGTGGCGGGTGTATGACGCCACCGCTGTCCCGCAGGTCGACGCCGCCGGGAACATCACCGGCGATCAGCCGCTGCTGCCGCTGCCTGCGACCGCGGACCTGATCGCGAAACTCCCCCTGGAGATCATCGAACGGCTCGGGGCTGAACTGGGAAAAGCATCCCCGAAGACGAGCCAGGAACCTGGTACTACGACTCCGTCCTAGCGCCCGCCGAGAGCATCTACGACGGCACCTGGGGCAGCGGCCCGGTGCCCGCCGAGATCGTCGACTACGAGCTGATGCGGGAAATGGCCTGGTCCTGGACAGAGATGGAACGCACCCCGCCGTACGTCCGGAAGTTCTGCACGGACCTGATGGTGATCCGGCGCCGCTGCGAAGCCGAACGGGCCAAGCGCAAGTAACCGGCAGGGGGTGACCCCGGATGGCAGGCAACGCCGCACGGGAAGTCATCGCCGGCCTGGAGGTGATCCGGGCGCTCGCCGCCGGTCCCGCGCCGCTCGCCGGCGCCCGGGCCGCCGGGCGGCAGCATGAGATGGACGTCAAGCTGATCCTGGCCCGGAAACAGCACAAGGCGGGCACCCGGACACCAGCCGCGCCCGGGGAGCCCCCGGCGATGATCACCGGTGATCTGCTCAGGTCAGTGGAGGCGGTCGCCTACCAGGTAGACGCCGGCGTCGCCGTCGCCCTGATCTCCCCGGACATTGTGTACGCGGTCATCCAGGAGTACGGCGGCAAGATCGACGCCATCAACTTCCCGCAGCTCGGCAACCCGCTGCGCGGCTGGTTCGGGGAATCGGTCCGGATCCCCGCCCGCCCCTACATGGCCCTGGCCCTCGCCGAGGCCCTCGCCAGCGGGGCACTCGCGCAGGCCGCCGAACGGGCGTTCACCGTGACCCTCGGCTTCTAGCACCCTGCCACCCCGCCCCTGCGCCTCAGCAGCACCAGGGGAGGAAAACCATGCTCCCCGAGGTGACCCAGACCTACCTGCTGAACGCAGCGGCGTACCTGGACGGCATCGATGAGATGCTCGACGCCAACGAGGAACTCGCTGTCTCGATTGACGAGATCATCGACCTGACCCGTGACATGGGCGCGGAGATGGCCGCCTCAATGAACGCGGGCCTCTCCGGTGCCGTGGATGCTGCGGCAGCAGCGGACGCCCGGCTCACCGAGGCGACCGAGGCAGTCACCGGGGCGCTGGATGAGCAGACCGAAGCCATCCGGATGGTCCAGGCTGAACTGGAAATCCAGACCGAGTCGATCGACGCGGTAGTCACGGCGATCGGCGAGCAGACCACCGCGATCGATGACCTGGTTCTCGCACTCCGGGAGCAGGCCGCCGCCGCCGCCGAGGCAGCTGAGGCGAACGACGCCGAAGCCGGATCCTCGGCGGCGGCCGGCGCAGGTATCGGGTCGATGAAAACGGCGCTCCTGGCCGTCGCGGTCGCCGCAGCGTACAGCGTCGACCAGGCCGCCAAGTTCCAGTCGGCGATCACGATGCTGAACACGCAGGCCGGGGTGTCCAAGAGCAAGCTCGCCGCCCTGTCGCAAGGGGTCCTGCAGCTGGCCGGGCAGGTCGGGGAAAGCCCCGGGAATCTCGCCGACTCGCTGTACCACGTCGAGTCGAACATGGCATCGCTCGGTATCAGCAGCCAGAAGGCCCTGTCGATGGTGCAGGTCGCCGCGGAGGGTGCCCGGGTTGGCGGCGCCGACCTCGTGGACGTCACGAACGCGCTCACCGCCGCGGTCGCGTCGGGGATTCCGGGTGTCCAGAACTACCAGCAGGCCATGGGCGCACTGAATGCGACGGTCGGGTCCGGCGACATGAAAATGCAGGATCTCGCCGACGCGATGGGCACCGGGATGCTCGCCGTCGTGAAAGGCTACGGCCTTTCCTTGACAGATGTCGGCGCCGCACTCGCCACATTCGGCGACAACAACATCCGGGGCGCGAAAGCAGGCACTGACCTGCGGATGGCTGTCCAGGCACTCTCGGTGCCCTTGACTACCGCACAGTCCACTCTTGCCGGCCTCGGCCTGACCATGACATCTCTCCGGACTGACATGCAGAACGGCGGCCTCATGGCGGCCCTGGATGACATTACCGGGAAATTCCAGAAAGCCGGGATAACCGCCAAGGAGGAAGGCGGCTACATCACCACCATTTTCGGTAAGCGTGCCGGCACAGGTGTCGCGATCCTGCTGGAGCAGATGAGCCGGCTCCAGTCGAAATACCCGGCGATCGAGAAAGCAGCCGGGGATTTCGGTGACGCGTGGCAGACCACCACCCAGACCCTCTCGCAGCAGTGGGCCGACCTGAAATCCGGCCTCGACGCCCTCGCGATCTCCTTCGGCACCGCCCTGCTTCCCGCGGTGACGAAAGTCGTCGGGATGCTCGCCCGGCTCGGGACATTCCTGGAGGACAACGGGTGGCTGGCGGCGTTCGCCGGCGGGATCCTGGCGATTGTCGCCGCCCTGAAACTGTTCGCCACCGTCGAGTCCATCATGCAGGGTGCCGCGGCGGCGGTCGGGCTTATCGGGAAGGCCGCCGCGGCGGACGTCCCCGAGGTTACGGCCCTGGACGCGGCAATGGACTCCAATGTCCTGGCCCTTGTCCTGGTCGCTGTGCTGGCACTAGCGGTCGGCCTTTATGAGCTGTACCAGCATTTCAAGATCGTCCGGGATGCGGTCGCCGACGCCGGCCGCGCGATCGCTGACGCTTTCAACGCCGCGATGCACGCAGCCGGGATAGTCATCACCTGGTTCGCGGACGGGCCGCTCGCGTTTATCAGGCAGGAAATCGCCCAGTTCAAGGTGTGGTGGGCGGCGAACCTGACGGAAATCGAGGAAGTGTGGCACGTCGTATGGGATGCCATCGGCGTTTACCTGGCCTCTATCTGGGCTGAGATCACGGTCAGCATCGCGTACGTGACCGCCGTCTGGGATATGTACTGGGGTGTAATCCGTGATGTCGTGACAACCGCCTGGAATATCATCGCGGAAGACGTCCGCGGTGCCATTACTGACATCGAAGACATCATCACGATTTTCCTCGCGCTGATAACCGGTCACTGGGGTAAAGCGTGGGCGGCGGTCGAGAACCTCACCGAGACTATGGTCTCGACCCTGAAAGACGAAATCGGGACGCTCGGCAGTGGCGTAGAGAAAACGTTCACCGACCTCGGCGGGAATATCCTCTCCGGATTCAAGGACGTATTCCATTCCGCTTCGACCGCGATTTCCTCTGTCGTGAAGGATGTCGCCGGGGCGGCCGGTGACTCTGCCGCCACCGCGGGCAGCAGCGCCGCGAAGAAGACCGGCAGCGCGTTCCTGTCCGCCGGGACCGCCGCAGCCCAGAAGACCGCCGCCGCGTGGACAGCGGCGGGCAGCACCGCCGCCCAGGCTGTCGGCAACGCGTTCACGAGGGCGGGCACTAGCGCCGCCCAGGCAACCGCGTCCGCGTTCACCCGCGCAGGCAGCACCGCGGCCACGACGAGCAGCAACGCGTTCATCTCCGCCGGGGCCGCCGCCTCCCAGAAGACCGCCTCCGCGTGGACGACGGCGGGCAGTACCGCCGGGAAACGGTCCGCCGGGGCGTTCGCCGGGGCGTGGGATGCGGTGTTCGGGACGCTCCTGTCACCGGTGGTCCGCGAATTCGACCGGATCAAGCAGGCGATAAGCAGCGGGTTCGACGGCTGGTGGAAGACCCACGGCAGCGAACTGGAAGAGGTCTGGTCGAGTACCTGGGAAGGGATCACCGCCGTATTCACCCAGCAGTGGCACAACTTCCTGGGTGGCGCGGACCCGCTCATCGGCGCGTTCCTCGCCGGATGGGCCCTGTTCACGGCGACTATCTCCGCTATGTGGGACCTGCTGTGGCAGCAGGTCACCGGCGCGGTCGATATCGCGTTCGCGTTCATCAAGATGGCTGTCAGGCTCGGCTGGGCCGCCATAACCGGCACGTTCGATATCGGGATAGCCGCCGTCAAGCTGGTAGCGAAAACCGGCTGGGATGACATAACCGGCACGTTCGATATCGGGATAGCCGCCGTCAAGCTGGTAGCGAAAATCGGCTGGGATATCATCGTCGGCATTTTCTCTGTCGCCCTCGACCTGATTACCGGCCACTGGGCGCAGGCGTGGGATGACTGCAAAGCCACCGCAACCCAGGTGTGGAATGCCATTACCGCATTCCTCGGCACAAGCTGGGATGCCCTTAAAACGCTCGCGATCCAGACCTGGCAGAATATCCTCGCATTCCTTGAAACCACCTGGGATACGATAAAGAATAACGCGATCCTGACATTCGATCAGGTGCGGCAATTCCTTATCACAGTGTGGGACGATTGCTACGCCGATGTCGTCCACGCCTGGGGCACAGTCGTCACCTGGTTCAAGGCTGTCCCCGGGAAGATCATTGCCGCGCTCGGCAACCTCGGATCCCTGCTCCTGGGTGCGGGTGAGGCCATTATCGGCGGCCTCATCCAGGGCATCGAGGACTCGATGGGGAAGCTCGGCGGTGTCGTCTCCGGGATCGCCGGGTTCATCAAGCACCTGAAGGGGCCGCTGCCGAAAGACCTGGTTCTCCTCACCGAGGAAGGCCAGGCGATCATCACCGGCCTTATCAACGGCATCCAGTCGAAACAGGGTGACCTCGGCAGTGCCGTCGCCGGCATCGGCACCGGGATCGCGGATGTGTTCGCGGACGCGATGGGGATTTCCTCCCCGTCGAAAGTGTTCTATGAGTTCGCCCTGCAGATCACCCAAGGTCTCATCCAGGGACTGGAAGGCACCGTGTCGCAGGTCAAGGCGGCGGCCGCGAAAGTCGCTGCTGACCTGAAGGACGCCTACGAAGACAGCGACATGTCGTATGCGACATCGAGCTATTACACGAAGTTCGTCGAGGCGGACAACAGCCGGCTGCAGAAGCTCGCCACCCAGCGGGCCGCGCTGCAGGCCACGATCACGACCGCGGACAAGTACGCCGCATCCGTCACCTCGTCGGCGGTGTCGTTCGCCAGCCTGTCGAACCTGACCAGTGACCAGACGACCACCGCGGCGGGGATCGCCGGCGGGCTCGCCACGAACCTCGCGCAGATCCGGCAGTTCTCCAAGGACCTGACAGCCCTCGGGAAACTCGGGTTGAACCAGACCACCCTGGATCAGATCATCCAGGCGGGCCCGGTGACTGGTGACCAGATGGCGCAGGCCCTCCTGTCCGGACCGCGGTCCTACATCGGCCAGATCAACAAGACCACGTCGGCGATCAGCGCGGCGGCCACCCAGCTCGGCGACTCGGCCGCGGACGCCATGTACGACAGCGGGAAAGACGCCGGCAAAGGGTTCCTTTCCGGGCTCGAAGGCCAGGTCAGCGCCATCAACGCCGTGATGAAGAAGATCGCGGCGAACATGGTCGCCACCATCAAGAACGAGCTGAAAATCCACTCGCCGTCGCAGGTGATGAGCGACCTCGGCTCCTACATCGCCCTGGGTCTCGCCCAGGGCATCGAAGGCGGCAAGGACCGGGTTGGCGCGGCGATGACAGGCCTGGCCGGGTCGCTGGCCGGGCCGGCCGGCAGCGCGGGCGGTCCAGGCGGGAACACGGTCATCAACGTGTCCGTGTCAGTGCCCGCCGGGTTTATCGGCAGTGAGCAGCAGCTGTCGCAGGCCCTGTTCCTGGTCATGCAGCGGGTCGTGCTGCAGAACGCCCGCCGTAACACCACCAACGGCCTTTCCCTGTCCGCACGCTAGCCCCCGCCCGGCGTGCGGGCCCGGGGGACAGGGGAGGGCCGATGGCGACACGGACTGTGACGGCGACTGCGGGCGGGGCGGGGGCCGGGAACGGCATCCTGCTCCGCGTCCTGGTCCTGGATCAGGCCGCCGTCGCGGGCACCCCGCAGGCCGCCGGGCAGTCCGGTGCGGCCGCGCATCAGGCCCCGTTCACCACCTCGGCGACCGGATCCCAGGTGTACGGGGCGCTCCTGAACGAGTCCGCGGCAGCCGCCATGACCCTCGACAGCGGATGCACCGCCATCGACAATGTCCTCGACGTGGTGAACGGCGTCAACTACGCCACGTTCTCCAGCGGCCCGACCGGCACCCCCGGAACGAAAACTGTCGGATCGGCAGCAGCCGCCGGCGGCGGCCTCGCCGCAGTGGAGATCCTCGAGTCGGGCGGGTCCATCACCGTGGACGCGTCCAGTCCCGCCGTCGCGGAAACCACCGCGCTGGGCACGGTCACCACCGCGGCGTTCACCCCGCCGAACGGGACGCTGCTGGTCGCGATCGTCACCGCGAACGGCGGCGCCGGCCTGGCCGACATGACCGTTACGGACACCAGCGGCCTGACGTGGGTGCAGCAGTCCTACACCGGGCAGCCTGGGCAGGGGTACTGCGGGGTGTGGACCGCCCAGATCCCCGCCAGCGGCGTCATCATCGTCAGCCAGTGGACCGGGACATGGGCGGCCCCCGACGCCGGGTCGGCCCCGTACCCGTCCACGATGCCAGCGCAGGTGCCGGTAGCGAACACCGGGGCGCCGGGGAACTGGCTGATCGCGATCTGCACGTGGCGGCAGCCGTACGCCGGGTGGGGCGGGACCGTATCGGTCGCCGATGATGTCCGGAACTGGTGGGAGCCGCTCGGCGCCCCCTCGGGGACATCGAGTGCGGCCGGGGTGACCCGCTGCTCAGTGTGGGTGGCACCCAGCCCGTTCCCGGCCGGGAACCTGTACGTGGCACCGACCGCGTACTGCCAGTCGATCGCCGTCATCGTCCTGGAGGTGTCGGGGCTTTCCCCGTGGCTGGCCCTGGCGTCCCTGGCGCTGGGGTACGGCAACCAGGTGTTCGCGCCGGCCCCCGCGACGCTCAGCCTGGCCGCCCCGGCGTCGCAGGCACTGGTGATCACCGCCGCGGCGACGGACAACAACTTCGACACGGTCTCCGTCGCCTCCGGCGGGTGGACGGCCCTGGGTCCGGCGGTCGCCTCCAACGGGGCCGACCGGCTCAGCGACCTGACCGCGACCGCGGCCTACCAGGTGACAACCGGGGCGACCGCCGCCACGTGGACCGTGTCGCCTTCGGTGCTGGATATCGCCGTGATCTCCGTCGCGATCATCACCCAGCCCGCCGCCCCGGCAGTCGGGGGGCTGCCCGCACCGAACCTGAACTTCCCGTACATCAAGGTGTACGCCGGGTTCGGTTCGGGTGCGCGGACCCCGTGGGATCAGGTGTCCTGGACCGACCTCACCGCCCGGTGGCTCGGCATGCAAGGCCAGCGGGGGCAGCAGTATGAGCTGGACACCATCCAGGCAGGGGTGCACAACCACCGTTTCCTCAACCAGGATGGCGCCCTCACCCCGGGTTTCAGCAGCTCCCCGTACTGGCCGGACGTGACCGTGTACACGCCGCTGCGGATCATCGCCGTGTGGCCCCCGCCGCCGTCGACCGCTGCCCGCACTTACATCGTGCACCGGGGGCTGGTCGAACGGTGGCCGCAGTCCCTGACCCCGGCCCTCGTCCAGGACTGCAACGCAGTGAGCACTGACGTGTGGGCGACGCTCACCACCCTCATGGACACGATCTTGCGGGAGGAGATGCTGCAGGACCAGCCGTGGGCCTTGTGGCCATGCTCGGACCTCGCCGGGGCCTCGTACGCGATCAACTACGCGTCCACCCCGGCGGGCCCGCTGATGGTCGCCGCATCCCGGGCCGGCGCCGGCGGTGCCACGTACTCGTTCGGCGCCGACCCCGGCGCCTACCTGGCCGGTGACCCGGGCGGCACAGTGTGGTCCCAGCAGGGCCTCACGACCACGGAAACCACCCAGGGATACTGCCTCTACTACCAGGACTCGAACCTGCCGCCGCTGTCCGGCGGGGTCACGGTCACCGGCTGGTTCCAGGTCCTCACCGGAGGACCCAACAGCGACTCCATCCTGTTCATCCTGAAAAACACCAGCGGCGCACTGGCACAGGTGTACCTGGGGAACCCGAACGGATCCAACCCCGGGCAGATCATGCTCGCCGTGTGGGACAAGTCAACCAAGGTCCGCACCAACACCGTCATCAGCAGCAGCAACTGGATTTACAGCGGCGGCGAGCAGGGGAACCCGTTCCGGATCGCCCTGAACCTGACCCAGGCCACCTGGCAGATCATCATCAACGGCGGCACCGTCACCGGCGCCTCCGGGATCTGCAACCTTCCCGGCACCTGGGCGTGGGTCGAATTCGCGGGGATCGCGGACCGGTTCTACTCCGGCGGCTGCTGGAACGGCCTCGCCGGGCACCTCGGCATCTACGCGGGGCTGCTGCCAGTGCACCGGCACCTCAACCACTACCTCGCCGGGCTGCTCGCCTTCGGCGGCACCGACACGTCCATGATGCGGATGGAACGGCTCCTGGCCGGGTCGCTAGCCGGGGTGCCCCGCTACATCGGGACAACCCCCGATGACGTGCAGGGCGCCCTGGACATCCAGGGGCAGACCACCCAGCAGAACTTGGTGAACGTCGCCGAATCCGATTCCGGGCTCATGGTGTGCGACGCCGGCGGCTACCTGCGGTACCTGTCCCGCCGGGCAGGGTACAACCTGCCGGCATGGCAGACGTTCGGGGAAGATTTCAGTGCGGCCGCACTGAACGCCAACCCGCAGTTCACCCCGGCCGTCATCACCCCGTGGACCGCCGTCAACGGGACCGTCACCTCCAGTACGGCGATCGCCGGTCCGTACACGTACTCGGCGCTGCTCACCCCCTCCGGGGGCCAGCCGGCCGCCACGATCCAGGACACCGCCGTACCGGTCACCGCGGGACTGTCATATCTTATGACCGCGTGGGTGTATTCCCCGCTCGCCTGGAACCAGGTGACCATCGGGTTCAACCTGCAGACCGCCGGCGGCTCCACTGTCACCGCCGTCACCCAGGCAGCGGTGCTCACCGCGAAGACGTGGACGCTGATCCAGGCGACCGCCACCGTCCCCTACGGGGAGCTGATCACCCAGGCGCAGCCAGTCGTCGGCCTCGCCGGCACCCCCGGGACCGGGAACCTGCTGTATGTGCAGAACGCGATCGCGACCGCATGGGAGGCCGGCTACCTCCCCGATATCGCCCTGGATTTCGACCCGTCGCAAATCTACAATGACGTGCAGTTGCAGCAGTTCGCCGCCCCGCAAGCCGCCGGGGGCGCGAACGCAGGGATCACCGTCACCATCAAGGACGCCACGTCCCTTAACGCCTACGGTGACCTGGACTTGCAGGAGACCGTGTACCTGTGGCAGGCCAGCTCGGTCACCGACCTGGCCAACTACATCCTGTACACGTCCCGGCAGCCCCTCATCCGGGTATCCCAGATGACCCTGGACGCCGCCGCGAACCCGGCCCTGTGGCCGGTTGTCCTCGGCGCCGAGGTCGGCAAGGTATCCACCGTGAACCGGCGGCTGTACGAGCTCCTGCAGATGTCGCTGCCCGGCCAGGTCATGTCCGTCGCCCACGACACCGGCCCGGGGAAATGGCAGACGAAACTCACCATCGTCACCTACACCGGCACTGCTCTCATGTGTGACAGCCCCGTCTACGGGCAGCTCAACGGCAGCAACAGGCTGCCCTGGTTAGGTGCGGGGGGAGGCTGGCGTGCCGCTTCCCCCCTACCCTGTCATCCCCGCCCCCTACACGTGGGGCGCGAACGGCCCCGAGCTCGTCCTCGTGCCGACCCTGCGCAACGATGTCGCCAACGCGGTGTCGCTGTTCGGGAACCCGCCGCTGTTCATAGGGTCCGGTGCTGCCGTCCAGTCGATCACGAACATCACCGTCACCCCGGTCACGCTCGGCACGATCATCACCGACTCGTGGCAGGGATTCCTCGCCGCCACGACGACGAACTGGTATTTCCCGCTGCCCGGCTGGTACCTGGTGGAATCCGCCGTGCCGGGCGGCGGGACCGGCGGGACCGGCACGCAGACCTGCGCGATCGGGTACGTGTCGAACGGCGCCGCGCTGGTGACCGCGAACGGGGGCCGTTCGCGGATCGAATCCGGGTACATCGCCCACCCGACCGCAGCGAAACTGGTCCTCGCCGTCCAGACACCCGGCACCGACTACGCGCAGGCCGCAACCTACCAGTCCAGCGGCGCCGCGCAGAACACCGCGGCGACCGCATCGAAATACCCGGTGCTGTCCTGCCAGTGGATCGCCGCGGCGGCCGGCACCACAGGCCTGGCGGTCCCGTCGAACCCCGCATGGCCGGTGCCCCCGTCATACATCACCAGCGCAGCCCTCAACGCGAACATCAAGAACACCATCGGATACCTCGCATACCCGCCGTTCCTGGAATACACGTCGACCGGGTCGCAGTCGATCCCCAGCGCCACGTCCACGACCGTGTCGATTCTCACGACGGCGACCGTCGACACTTATTCCGCGTACTCGACGGCCACGAACACGTTCACGTGCCCGCGCGCCGGGATCTGGTACATGTACGCCGTCGTCTGCTTCACCGTCGCCGGGATCACCACCGGGACCGGCCGTGCCGCGCAGCTCCTCGTGACGAGCAGCAACTACAACGGCGGGTCACCCACCGAAATGTGGGGCAACTACGAGGTCCCCGCGAACGCGTCCTCCACCGCCTCCAACCTCGGCCACAACTGCGTTGTCCGGCGGCGGCTGCGCCTCAACCAGGGAGACACGGTGAAACTCAACGTCTACCAGCTCGATTCAGGCAGCAACGCGCAGACCATCGGGTCCACCGGGAACAACACCACCCGCCTGATCGCCGTGTGGCGGGCCAGCTGACATGACCGCCGCCCCCGTCGCCGTCCCCTCCTTCCTCGCCGGGTACGCCCCCGCCCCCAGCGATTTCGACAGCTGGATACAGACCCCGTTCGCGTTCGCCACCGGGAAAGTCGTGTTCCGCGGCCAGCAGACTAACACCGGGCAGTCCCTCAGCAGCGGCACCTACACGGTCATCCAGCTCAACAGCATCCTCGAGGACCCGTACGGCGGCTACTCGTCAGTGGCGACGTCGGCCCAGCCGGCGTGGAGCTGGCTGGCACCCTACGACGGCTGGTATGAGGTCACCGTCACCGTGTCCATCCTCAACGTCGCCGCCCACCTGGAACCCGCCCTGCTGCTGTCCGGCACCACCCAGTACGAGGCAGGTGCCGCATCCACCCCGGCATCCCCGTCCGCCGGGATCGTCTGCGCACCCATCCGCGTCCCCATGATCGGCGGCCTCGACTACGTGCAGCCCCAGGCGTGGATCAGCGCGGCGGCGACCACCGAAGTCGGTGCCGGCCTCAACCCGGTCATGGAAATCGCCTGGATATCCAACTAGCAAGCCGGAAGGCCCCCCATGGATGACGAGCCACAGACCCCGGCCCCGCCCGGCCCGCCCGCCCAGGCGCCCCGCCGGCACCTCCCCAGCCTGCGCCCCACCCCGCGCACCAGCATGCTGGTCGTCACGATCGCCTACGGCATCTACGCGCTCTCCCTGCTGCTGCAGCCCGCCCGGTGGGCGCAGACCCCCGCCTACCACAACCTGCTCATCATCATGGACCAGCAGGCGTGGGGGACACTGTTCGCCGTGACCACAGCCGGCCTGGCCGCTGCCCTCCGGTTCGGGCACCGCTACCGGTGGATGTCCATCGCCGCCCTGTCCCTCGGGCTGGCGATCACCACCACCTGGTGTGCCGGATTCGTCATCCGCTGGCTCACCAGCTCATCCACCACCCCCGAGACGTGGGTGTCCTGGGCTGTCAACGACTACCTGCTGCTCCGGGCACTCCTCATGCTCGGCTACGAGGAAGTCCACGTCCGTATCCGCCAGCCACCACGTGATGATGACAGTGGCTGACCCGACCGTCCTCACCGCCATTGTCGGTGCCGCGGCCGCCGCGATCGGCGCTATCACCCCGGTCATCATCGAGCGGCGTAACGGGAAGAAAACCAAGGCCGACGAAATCGAGGACGCCGCCGAGGAATCCATCGCCTCCTGGGGCAGCCTCAATGAGGCACTCGGCCGGGAAATCCAGCGGCTCCACGGCGACATGGACCGGCAGCGCGCCGACTACCAGGCGGCCATGGAGAAACAGCGCATCGAGTACGAAACCCAGCTCGACGCGGCCCGCCGGCGGATCACCGACCTGGAAACCGACGTCGCGTCCCTGCAGCGCCTCATCGGGCAGCCGCCGAAATGAACGGCGGCAACCTGCTCCTGCTCATGCTCGTCGTCTCCTGGACCAGTCTCGCCCTCCAGGCCGGCGCCGCTATCCACCTGTGGCGCCAGCATGCCCGCTACCCAGCCGAACGCCTCGCCGGCCGCGGTTACACCCGCACCGCCACCTGCCGGGTCGCCGCCGCCGCCGTCTACGTCACCGTCGCCACACTCCAGGCCGCCGGCGTCCAGGTCCCCGGCGCCGGAGGCCTCTCCCCGGAGGCCCTCGTCGTGTTCACCGCCGTCCAAGGAATCTGGCTGGTCAACTCGGCGATGGACATCCGGGTCCGCCGCCAGCTGCGTCGCACGGAACACGACTGATCAGCTCCGTCTCCGCAGTCGTGCCGTCCGCGAACGTCACCCGCAGCATCGCCCAGTCGCAATCGAGCTCAGCCGGCCGCGGCACCGGAACCCGGGGCATCGGCTGGCAGACAGAAACAGCCCACAGGGTCTCACCGGTCACCGCGCCGATGATCTCGACCGTGTACGGGACAACATCGATCATCCGGCATCCGCCACATGCGTCCACCGCACGAGGAACGAACGGCCGCTGTCAAGCCACACCGTCTTCTCAAACGACTGGCCCGGCTGCAGGTCCGCCAGCATCTCCTCAGCGACAGTGGCCACATGGCGGTCCGGTCCGGTGCACAAGTCCACGCCGCCCGCCGAGCGGGTGACCCTGCTGCGATCGCCGAGGCACCGGAAAATCAGCACGTCGCGGCGCGCAGGAGTCTCACCGATGCTGCTGTCGCTCAAGCTCCCCGGCTGATCGCCGGGTTTCAGCAGGCCGGCCTCACTCCACTTCCCCCCGGCGTACATCTCAACCCGCAAACCCACCGCACGCAGCTCCCTTCCCTCGGGTGAGCACGCATCGTATCGCATCAGTCACAATCTTGGAGGCGCGATATGGCTGAGCCGAGCCCGCACTATGAACGGCGCACCCTCCGTGAGGTCATCGCCTACCCGCCACACGGGCCACGTGAGGGTGATCCGCAATACCAGGTGTTCGAGCACGCGAAACACCATCTAGTCCATGTGCTCAGCGTGGGCTGCTGGATAGGCGGCGCGACACTTCCCCAGGTTCGTGCTGGCCTAGCCGCCGGCCATCGCTGCTATGGCGCTACCCAGATCGAGGCGCACCACGCGATCGCCGAATACGCTGGCCTCAACGAGATCGACTGGCAGAAAGTCTCCAGAGATTTCCCGCAAGCCGCACTGCACTCTGACGACGACTTCCTCCGGTTCGCGGAAAGCGAAGGAGGGCTGATGATTCTCTGCGACAAGCACCATCGTCACGTCGGCACAGGCATTCACTCTGTCACATACCCGGGATGGCTACTTGACCGCTACGCCCGCGACGACTGGGAGTTCCTCACCCCCGCCGGCGACGGCGAGGAGGCGGCAGCCGAATAGGCGCGGGTCCAGTTCACGGCGGGCCTTCCGCTCGGCAACATGAAGGCTTCGATGTGCGCTCACGCTCGGCAGCCCAGTTCGCTGGTTCCCGGTCGCCATAACACCAATTCTCTCCGGTTTAGGGGCTTTCATTGCTAACTGTCGCGGCCGACTTCGACGGCGTCATCCACGCATACTCAAAGGGCTGGCAGGACGGCAGCATCTACGACGAGCCGGTCCCCGGCGCGTTCGCCGCCATCCGGGATCTCCAGCGCGTTTACGCGGTCGCCGTGCACACCTGCCGCGACCCGGTCACGGTCGCGGCGTGGCTCAACGAGCACGGCATCCCCGCTATCGCCGACCCCGCAGGGGAGCACGGCCGCTGGGAGGACCAGGAAACGGTGCTGGTCACGAACCGGAAGCCTCTCGCGATCGCCTATATCGATGACCGGGCAATCCGGTTCCAGTCCTGGGCGCAGGCGCTAGAGGACCTGCAAACCTGCGAGGCCGAGTACCAGGCCAGCATCAGCCGCTAGGAGGGGAGAGCCGGATGACGGATCTGTTCATCGCGGAACCGGACGGCACCTGCCGTGTGTCGCTGCGCCGGTTCCGGTACGGGGAAAGCGGCAGCGAGCATTACCACAATGCGATGGCCGTCATCAGCGAGAGCGCACCGGAGTACGGCCGTGACCCGGATGGCATCCGCCGCACCCCGGAGGACCTCATCGCGCATGATGATCCCCGCTGGCCCGCTGCGTGCGGATGCGGCTGCCAGTTCACCGCCGCCGACAGCTGGCAGGTCATCCAGCATTCGTGGTATGAGGGCGGCGGCCACCGGTTCGCGTGGGGTATCGGAGCGTGGGAAGGCCCGCCCGGGGCGATGATCCGAGCCGAATGGGCCGACCATCCCGGCCGGCCGCCAGCGTGGATCGTCTTCCTCCCGAACGGCACCCACTGGTCCACCAACGACCGCGCCTCCGCCGGCGGGAACCGGATCGGCTCCTACTGGGATGTCACCGGCGAACCCCCGTGCATCACCGTCCACCCGTCGATCGACGACCGGACGCCATCCCGTGAATGGCACGGCTGGATCCGCGACGGCGCCTTCGTCAATGCGTGACACCAGCCGGCGGCGGGCACCGGTGATCTTCGGTGCCGCTGACGGGATCATCACCGGCCTCGGCATCCTCGCCGGCCTGGCCGTCGCCGGGGAGCCCCGCACCGTGATCTGGCGGGCAGCGCTCGCCGCCGGCACCGCCTCGTTCACCGGCATGGCATCGGGCGAGTACCTGTCCAGCGGCACCGGGGACTGGCTCGCAGCCTTCGCGTGCGGGGCCGCCACATTCAGCGGCACCGTCATCCCGGCAGCGCCGTACCTGCTCGCCGGCGGCGCCGCAGCGCTCATCCCGGCGCTGGTCCTCGTCTGCGCCGCCGCCGGGCTGGTGTCCTGGCTCAGGCCCGAAACCGGCGTGCGGGCGATCCTCGAAACCTACGGGGTGCTCGCCGTCGCAGCCGGCCTATCCGCCGTCACCGCCCTGATCTGACCAGCACAGGAGAGAGTTGACGCGTTTCAGGTTGACGAGACTGGCGTTCTCAGATGCGGATGACTTTCGGGCCGCCGCCGGAATCGTCTAGGAGACCTGCCGCAAGCTGGTCCATGGCCGCCCGCTCGGACGGCCGCAATTCGCCGCGTTCGACCCTGGCTATAGCTTCCCGCCAGCGGGCACTCATGTCGGCCGGCTCCACCGCCACGCCGGCCAGCGCCTCACGGGCTTCGGCGGGCACCCTGAACCAGAACGTGCAGTACGTGGAGTCGAACGTGTCATCCCGGTCACGCACGTACAGCGGATGCGCGGCGAGCAGGCGGTTGCTTTCCGCGCAGGACCCAGCCCGGTTCGTGCCGCCCTGCCGTGTGTAGATGGCGATCACCGGGCCGCCGTCGCTGGTTTCCACCCACGCATCCCGGAACCGGGCGACAGGCGGGAAGCCGAGCAGACCCAGGTAAACCATCCCGCGTTCCTGCTGGAGCCCGTCGCCCAGCACGATGTCATACAAGCCCATAGCCCGGTGACCCTACCATGGTGATCAGCTCTCCGTTACCTGATCCTGCGGAAAGTAACCGCATTCTGAAAGGAGGCCAGCCGATGCGCACCCGGCAGCTCCTGCCAGGCAGATAGCCGCCTAGCAGGAAAGGGGGTGACAGCACCCCATGGCCAACCACAAGCAGGGACGCAAAAACCGGAAACACAACCGGAACCGCGTCAAATGCGCCCGGTACGCCGCCGAGCACCGGCGGACCCGCAACAACCCCGCACGCACCCGGCGGACCCCCG